TAGAATAAAATGGACATAGCTGAATTAGTTAATCAGTATGGTGTTCCTACAGTGGTTGCTGTGGGTATGGCATATTTTATATACTATGTCTGGAAATTTGTTACAAAAAATATTTTACCAAGTTTGAGTAAGGCAAGCACTACTCTGATTGGTTTGATTGATCGTGTGAGAATGTTAGATAATGACATGATTAGGTTAGACCAAAAGATACATACTATTATAGAGATACAAAATCAACAACTTGATCCTTTTGAATCAACAAATAAAAAAAGGATGGGAGTTAGACAAGCAGAATTAGATGCTAAACAAGATATAAAAATTAGTGCGAATAAAAAAGAGATAGCGAAATTAAAAAAGTGAAAGGAAGCCTATAATGAAAGTACTATCGACACTAACAATATTGATTTTTATTGGATGCGTTGCATGGCCAACTTTTGTAGAAAGTGGTGAACTGACACATAAATGGAAGTCACCTTCTTTTAGTGGAATAGGGACAAGTGCTCATTTCTTGACTATTGAGAATCAAGAGTTTACTCGTAAGGTTGAAATTAAAGCAAAGAAAGAGTCTGAAGCAGCCAAAAAAATATCAGCAGCAAAGAATACGAATTACGCAAAATTTGTAGATAACTTGGAGTCAAGAATATATGCAGAGTTTTCAAAACAGTTGACAGATAATTTATTTGGTGAATCATGTGGAACAACTTATACAACCGCAACAGTTGATGGAGTATCAACAACAACACAAAATACCTTGAATCCAGAAATGGGAAACACTGATGGTGTTGGTAGTAACTGTACTGGAACATATTCATTTAATGATACAACAGTTACATACACAAAGGATGTTACGAATGATATAGTAACATTAGATATAGTAGGGCCAGATGGTAGTCAAGTTATTACTTTGCCTCTTAACGATTTCCAGTTTTAGTATACTGTTCGGATGTACAGCGATACCACTCGATCCACCTACATCAACAAGTGAATTATTATACGATAAACTAGAAGAGGTTTCATCTCCTGTACAGAAGGTTCCGATAGCAGTCTATTCATTTACGGATATGACGGGACAGAGAAAACCAGGCGATGGGGTGGCATTAATAAGTACGGCCGTCACCCAAGGCGCTCATGTATGGCTTTTACAGTCACTACAGCGTGCTGGAGGTGGTGAATGGTTCATGGTTGTAGAACGTATTGGATTAGAAAATCTGTTAAAAGAAAGACAGATTATACGTCAAACGAGAGAGTCACATGGAGATGAAGAGACATTAAAACCTTTACTGTTCGCTGGAGTGTTGATTGAAGGTGGCATAGTTGGATATGATACTAATATACATACTGGTGGAATAGGAGCTCGACTACTAGGAATAGGAGCACAAGATGAGTTCAGAGAAGATAGTGTATCTGTTGGTATAAGATTAGTATCAGTTGGTACTGGTGAAATATTATTAGCAGTTAGTAGTGAAAAAACCATATTAAGTACGAGACTATCTGCTTCAGTGTTTAGATTCTTAGACATGGGAACTAAACTATTAGAAGTGGAAGCTGGATATACAGAGAATGAATCTGTAACATATGCAGTAAGAAAAGCTATTGATAGAGTTATTATTGATATGATTAACGAGGGGGCTAAAAAAGGATTGTGGGAATTTAAAGAAGTAGAAGATGATCAAAAAGAGGAGATAGAAGAATGAAGAAAGTCATACTTGCATTTATAATGTTTTTTGTTATGACAAGTGCAAGTTTTGCTGACAGCAATGTTTACATCACTCAGTCTGGTGCTAACTTAGACCTAGACATAACTATGGATGGAAACGGAAATACTATTGGTGCAGCAAACGACAGAACACTACTTACTGGTGCTAACTTAGATGTTGACATTGATTTAATTGGTGCTACTAATGTGGTAACTGGTGATTTTATTGGTGCTGGTGAAGCAGGCGCAGACGATCTAAAAATAAGTCAAACAGGTAGTACTAATACTACTGCATTAAATGTTGGAGCATCGGCCGCAACGGATGATGTAAGAATCATAGAAACTAGAGTGGGAAGTAGTGGTGAAATCACATACACAATTGGTAATGCAGCTACAGTTCAAGATGTAAGTGTTACTGTGGATGTTATTGGAGATGATATTGATATAGCACTTATTGAAAACTCATCCAGTTCTGGATCAGATAAAACAACTGACATTGACATTGCAACAGATAGTGATGATGTTGATATAATTGTTACCCATACTGGTGCTGGAGCACACAAAACAAAACTATTATGTACTGGTTCTTGTGCTGGTAGTGATTTTACTATGTCACAAACTGGAGCAAATAGTACAGATGTTGATTTGACAGTGACTAATGCAACTAGCTCAGATGTTGACATCATTATTACGGATTAACGTGAGATGGATATTAATTGCAATCTTGTTATTACCTCAGTTATCATATGCTGCAACAATTGGTAATGTAGTACTACAAGAAGGCGTTACATCTGTCGAAAGAGAAGGAACGGAATCTGATCTTAACCTAGATTCTGGCATTATGTTTATGGATAATGTCAAAACTGGGAGGGGAGAACTTGGTATTACATTTATAGATGATACCAATGTAGCAGTGAGTAGTCAGAGTTCTCTTATCATAGATGATTTTGTATACGATCCTAATAATGCTGAAGGTTCTAAGTTAGTATTAAAGATAGCTGCTGGTACAGTTAGGTATGCTAGTGGTAACATAGCAAAACTAAACAAACAGAATGTAGACATAAGAACACCGACAGCTAGAATAGGTGTTCGTGGTACTGCATTTAGCATGACTGTGGATGAGATAGGTCAATCACTTATTATATTATTACCTAATGTTGATGGAACTGTAGGAGAGATATCAGTAGAGTCTGATATAGGTCAAGTGATATTAACTAGAGCGTTCCAGGCAACGTCCGTTAGATCAAGAGAGGCCAACCCCTCACCACCTAAAATACTTGACCTGACTGAAAATCAAATTAATAACATGTTAATTATTAAACCACCTAAAGAGAAGGTAGATTTGGCAACTGCAGCTGTTGAAGAAAAAAAGAAAAAGAATCTAGCAAATTTTTTAGATGAAGAGAAGGAGATCGACAAAAACTGTTTAGAGGAAGAATGTGAAGGTCAAGAAGAAGAAGGTGGGTTTACTAGTTTAGATATTAATCCTTTGGATGTTAGCTTGTTATTAAATGTACTAACGGAATTAAACAAAAAATACAAAAGACCGAGCAAAATATTATCAAGAACAATATCTAATACAGATGGTCGAGTTGCTGGGTATAATCCAGACACTCTAGTCATAACTCTTATAGAAGGCGATACAGTTCAATTGATTAGAGAATATGACAGTAGTATAATAGACATCATCTTAGATAGAATAGATGGTCATAAAATTAATATAGATCAAAAAGGTAGCGTAGTGCCGGAGATAAGAACAGATGAAGCGGGTTATACTTCTACTATTGATATTAATATTCAGTAGTATTACTACTATTGCATATGCTGAAGATGTTCTGATTATACATCAGGGATATGGTAACACTCACTCTAAATGGAAAAATAGATTAGAAGATGCTGGACATACTGTAACATCTGTAAATATGTCAAGCTCTAGCTTTCCATCTGTCACCACATCTTACGAACAAATATATGATATTAGATACCAAAATTCACATGCTCTAACAACCACACAAAAGAATGCATACGAGGCCTTACTTGAAAGAGGTGGGACTTTATTTCTTAATACTGAAAATCCTTATTCCGGCCACCAAACACGAAACACAGGTATAGCTACTTTTATAACATCTTTAGGAGCTGGAACTGTAACTTATAGTAGTTCTTATGCTGGCAATGGTACACAATGGAACACTACTCATTCATATGTAGATGGCATGAGTGGTACTTTGACTATGCCAGCTGCTGGTACATTTACAGCACTAGGTAATGGAGATTGGTTGGTAAAAGATGTAAATGGAAATGTAGTAGCAGCGGTATGGTATGGTGAAGATTTAGATAGTGATTATAGTGATGGTATAATTTTTGTGTTCACAGATATTAACTACGCATCCCATAGCTCATATTATACTAATAACAACAAAGCATTTATGAATGCATTGCGTACTGCTCTAGCAAGTACATTCAACCAACCGACTAGTGCTGTATCAATTACAGCAGCACAAACTACAAAAAGAACTGCTGCAATAAATGCTAGTATAGAAAATGGTTGTAATGTTTGTATAGTACAATCAGGTGCCAATCCCACAATTAACATACAACAAGACGGTGATGATAATTTTATTGTGGATAAAGATTGGTCGGGGCCTGCTACTTTAACAGGAGACAATCTCGTATTAACTATAAAACAAGGCAATGTAACTACAACTGGCAGCAGTGATGAGAATGGAATAGGGTTGTTTATTAATGGTAACAACACAAACTTAACAATAAGTCAGGGGGATCATGCAAATGACCAAGGAGAGCATAAAATAGTATTAGATATTACTGGAAATTCTAATGTTATGAATCTTACTCAATATGATGGTGGAACATTATCAAAGCACTTTTTTGAAGGTGTTATAGATGGTGCTAGTAATAATTTCACTATTACACAAAAAGACAATGGCCAGAAAACAATGTTCTTAGATGTAAATGGAAATAGTAATGAGGGAATTTTTATACAGGAAGATACTGGAACTCACTATCTTGACGTTACACTAGATGCAGACCATGAGGTAAATATTACTCAACGTGGTAGTGGTAATCATGGAGCAAGAGTTAACTTAGATGGTCACAGTACTGATTTTGATTTAATTCAACAAGGTAGTAGTGCTCAATATTATAATTTAGACAATACCTGTAGTAATGCTTTAGGTTGCACGATAAATACAACACAAGGAACACAATAATTTGGAGTTAAAACATGAAATTGGTGTACGGTGAATATGAAGATGCTAGTGGCTATCTGGGCCCTACTCGCATGATCGGGTTTTTTATAGATATGTTACATAATGGGAAATATCTATATGCTTTAGTCATGTGGAAATGGTATGTTGGAATTCATAAAGAATAAGAAAAAATGGATCATATCATTATTAGTAATTCTGGTTCTGTGTGGGCTACGCTTCACAGACCCTTGGTTTCTAGATATGGTGCGTATGAAAGCATTAGATCAGCACCAAAGAAATCAAACACAAGAGAGCTTATCTAATTTAGTTACGATAGAAATTAATAATGAAACTCTCAAGAAAAAGGGTCAATGGCCTTGGCCTAGAAATTTCTTATCTAACGAAGTTATCAGATTATATCAAGCAGGAGCTGCATTAGTTGTTCTGCCAATTCTTTTTGCAGATGAGGATAGGTTCGGTGAAGATAAAGCTTTAGCAAGAACACTTAAAAAAACACCAACAATTATAGGACAAATACCCACCATTGATGACAGTAATAGTGGTGTTGTAAGAGGCGTTTCAACAGTAGGCAAATCATGGAAAGGTTGGGTGTACCAATATCCAGGCGTCCTCGGCCCAATACCCATACTTGCTGAAAATGCTCATGCTGTAGGTATGATGGTTATTGCACCAGAAGGTGATGGTGTAGTTCGTCGTATGCCTTTGGTAATTGCGGTGGGAGATGAATTATATCCATCTATAAGCATGGAAGTATTACGCATGGCTGCTGGTGATATATCATACCAGATCAAAACAGGTATTGCTGGAATAGAAAAATTACGCATACCCAAGTTTAAAATGATTGAAACAGATGCAAATGGTAATATATGGTTGGACTTTAAATGGAAAACTCCTACCTACGCATTACATGAAAAACTTCCAGACCTCACTGGAAAAATTGTGATAGTATCAATGACTGCTTCTGGACTTGATAATCCTGTACCTACTCCTGTTGGCATAATTCATTCGCATGATTTAATTGGCTCATCTTTGGCAACAATGATGACAGGAAGAAACATAACAAGACCATATTGGACAAATGTTGCAGAACTAGGAGCATCATTTGGTTTAGCATTGGTCTTGATGGTTGTCGTATTATTGTTGCCTTGGTACTTTGGTGCAGCTCTGATGCCTGCTTTCATTGTAGGATTGTTCTATGGTAGTTCATATTTGTTTACTAAACATGACTTATTAATAGATTGGAGTTATCCTGTACTTACGGTATTTGTTGCTTGGGCAATAGCAGCCTTCCTAAGATTTATGGAAGAACATAAAAAGAGAATGGAAATCAAGAAGCAGTTTGAACATTACCTTGCACCAGCAATGGTTAAGAAGTTACAGAAGAATCCAGACCTGCTAAAACTTGGTGGTGATACTAGAGAACTTACATTGCTGTTCTGTGATATACGAGGATTTACGCCAATTAGTGAGCAATTCAAAACAGACCCACAGGGATTGACAAAATTAATCAACAGATTTTTAACGCCTATGACAGATATTATCATGAAAAATGGTGGTACGATTGATAAATACATGGGTGACTGTATAATGGCGTTTTGGAATGCTCCTCTTGAAGTTGAACAACAACGCAAGATGGCTCTTTTATCATCACACCAAATGCTCGAACATTTGGATAAACTAAATGTAGAATTGAAAAAAGAAAATTCTCTTCCAATTAATGTAGGTATTGGATTGAATACAGGAGAGGTGGTTGTAGGTAATATGGGAAGTGATCAAAGGTTTGACTATAGTTGTTTAGGTGATTCAGTAAATCTTGCTGCAAGACTTGAAGGACAAAGTAAGGAATATGGAGTACCAATAATTTTAGGTGAAGAAACTGCTAAAAGAATGGATAAAGAATTTGCATTGGTAGAACTTGATAATATTGCTGTGAAGGGTAAGGAAGATGCTGTTAGAATTTATACTTCGCTTGGTGAGTACCATATATTAGATAGAACTATGAATTGGGTGTTTGCAACACAACAACACGAAAAATTCTTAGAACTATATAGACAGCAACATTGGATAGTCGCACTCAAATTTTTAAACGATTTGCGAAATGAATTTAACGGAAAATTAACTAATTACTATGAAATGATGGAAAGACGAATTGATAAGTTAGAACAAGAGAATCTTCCCGAAGATTGGGATGGTGTTTATAGAGCAACAAGTAAATGAGTAAAAACTTTATATATTGGAAGTCAGGACATAAAACATCAGACGAATATTTTAAAAATTCGCCTGTGTGGCATGATATTGATGTTGCAAAGTCTTTTATTTTTGGTGTATTTGTAGGTTCTGGTTTAACTGTCGTAATATACATATTTTTACTTCATTTGTAGTATATTAGGGCTAAAAAAGTTCTTGACATTCTCTTATTTTTCGTGTATAGTATATAAAGAATGAAATGAAGAGATAAATATTATTATGGATACTTTAACACATACAATAATTGCTGTTGGATCAATAGCATCAGCATATTATCTTGGAGCGTATTTAAAATCTAAAAATATTGTTGAAGGCGTTGTAGGTAATATGTTTGATAAATTAGAGAAAGATGGTTTTATTGTTACTAAAACCGATAAGGACGGTGATAAGGAACTTGTAACTATTAGTGAAGTTCTTGCTACTTTTAATAAAACTGCGATAAAAAAGGATAAACCATGAGAGTCGAAGTTCGTAATGGCAACGTAGATCAAGCAATTCGGGTTTTAAAAAAGAAACTCCAACAAGACGGACTTTTTAACGAATTAAGAGAACGTGAATATTATATGTCAAGGTCTGAGAAACGCAGACGATCAAAAGCTGCTGCAATTCGTAGACAACAACGTGAAGTTATGAAACGTGAATTAGAGGAAGACGGGAATGGCCAAACGAAAAATAATAGTCGTTGAGACTGATAACAGTAATTGGCAAGCACCTAAGAAGAGGCGTAAACCACGCAAACCTATGAGTGAGGAACAGCGTGCTGCAGCTGCAGCACGTTTGGAAAAAGCGAGGGAAAAACGTAAAGCTAAAGACCCTGATTATGGAATGAGTGGTATTCATGAGTCTTTGAGAAATCTTCCTGATGACCATCCATTACATCCCAAAAAAGTTAAACTATGGATTAAGTCACAGAAAGACCTTGCGAGTTCTGCACGATCTAATTTAAGAAGGAAAATAAAAGGTGCTCTAGCTCAAGTAAGTATCCATGAAGGATATGTAAGAAATCTTCAAAAATATCTAAGAGATGGAGATTGGGTAGATATGTTTTACGGTGAACATCAACAAAATAAAATCGAGGCTCGTTGTATATCACAAGCATATTATTGGTATGGGCCCAAGAAGGGCGAACCAAAATTTGATATTGGGGTTTATTACCCACTATTAGGTTTTGTATATACACAAGAAATGTTTGATGAAGAAGAAGGAATTTCTAATGTCGAAACAGGAAAACGGAAACGTAGTACAAGGGCCGTGGCCAAAGACAAAAAGAAAAGTAAAGCTTCCTGACGAAACTGCTCTTGAATTGCAGGAAAGACTTGGTTTTGCTGAAGAATTAACTCAAAGTTTGATAGTTCAAATGATGCATGGCATGGGCGAAAATGGAATTGATATTTCAGAGAAAACTTTTATTCGTGATGTTGCACTATTAATAGAGTTCACGAAAGGATGTATATATAGAAGTATGGGACTTAAACATCCCACACAAAAATTATTTGAAGAACTTGTAGAAATTACAATTGATATAGATAATTCGGTAGCAACTGAAGTGAATCAAGATTTATTGAAAGAATATATTAAATTATTTGATGATAATTATGATGACCCCGAAATTTCATAGACCCTTTTCCCCAACGATAATGGAATCCACTGTTTCAGACAAGTTCGTAGAAATTGTCAACGATACTGCTGACAAGGTTCTAGATAGTGAAATTGCAAGCGTTGAATGGGATTGGTCACATAAACTTGTAGGTAAGGTATATAAAGAAATTCAAATCCCTGTTAGAAATGAAGAACATAGGGAACTTCTTTTTACTACTATGAGGGGTGCATGTGTTGATTATCTAAAGGAATCTATAAAACAAGGTAATCATCATGCATGGAAGAAACTTGCTGGTGATGTTGTTCCAACATTAGCTAATATACATTTGACCCATAGTTGGGTAGTCAGTCAATATGCCGGAGAATATAATCCTTGGCATCACCATACTGGAGATTTCTCAGCAGTTATCTATCTTAAAATGCCCCCCAATATGCACAAAGAAATAGAAGAAGATTTTGAAGATCATTATCCAGCAAATGGATTAATAGAATTTATGTTTGGTGAAAATCAAAATTTTAGAAGTGACAATTTAAAGTTTAAACCAGTAGTGGGTAAGATGTTAGTATTTCCATCATGGTTGAAACATTTTGTATATCCTTTTAAAAGTAAGGGTGAACGAAGAAGTATGAGTTTTAATGCTAATATGGTAATTGAATAATGATTTTAGTTGATATGAATCAGATTTCTGTTGCAAGTATTATGATGCACTTGCATATGAGTAAGTCTATAGAGATTGATGAGAAGATGGTAAGACATATGATTCTCAATTCTCTTCGTATGTATCGCACTCGTTTTTCTTCTGAATTTGGCGAATTGGTTTTGTGTTATGACTCCAAACACTATTGGAGGCGTGACTATTTTCCAGAATATAAATTTGGAAGACGTAAGAGTAGAGAAAAATCTGCACATGATTGGAACGCAATTTTTCTTTGCCTCAATGAAATAAAAAATGAACTTAAAAATAACCTACCATATAAGTTTTTAGAAGTATATGGTGCAGAGGCTGACGATATCATAGGAATTCTTTGTGCAACCATTTCAGAGGAAATTATGATAATTTCTGGTGATAAAGATTTTATTCAGCTTCAAAAATATCCTAATGTAAAACAATATAGTCCAATTACAAAGAAAAATGTAAATGGTGAAAATCCTGGCGAATATCTTAAAGAACATATTTTTAAGGGGGATACTAGTGATGGTGTTCCAAACGTATTATCCCCTGACAATACTTTTACTGATGGACTACGACAAAAGCCCTTAGGTAAAAATAAAATTGCTTCATGGATGGAACATGATTTTGATGATGTTGCACCCAATGATGAAGTGAAAAGAAATTACCAAAGAAATAGAAAGTTAATTGATTTGACTTATACGCCAGAAGAACTTACTAAGGAAATAATTAATTCATATAATGAAGCTCCCTTTGGTGATCGTAGCAAACTACTAAATTACTTTATACAAAAGAGATTGAAAAATCTCACTGAATCTATAGGAGAATTTTAAAATGAATTTACTAATATCAGAAATCTTGGAAAAGGTTTCAAAAGTTAAGACTAAACAGGAAAAGGTTAATATTCTACGAGAACATGACCACCAATCTTTAAGAATGGTAATCAAATCATCTTTTGATTCAAATATTGAATGGGCCCTTCCTCAAGGTGATGTTCCATATACTCGTAATGAAGCACCAGAAGGAACAGAACATGCTTCTTTATCTTACGAATCTCGTAAGTTATACCATTTCATTAAGGGTGGTGATAATCTGATCACTCAAAATAAACGAGAAACTATGTTTGTTCAGATGTTAGAGGGCCTTCATGAAAGTGAAGCAGCGGTTCTTGTTGCTGCAAAAGATAAGAAGTTGCATCAAGTATATAAGGGACTTTCTGCTCCTGTAGTGAAGGAAGCATTTCATTGGAATGATGAATATATGGTTGTCGAAGATAATCATCATGTTTACCCCCAAACAGTAGGTCCAGCTAACGGATGATAATTGAAGACGATATCAAGTTAGATTATTCAGATGTATTAATTCGTCCTAAAAGATCAGCACTTACTTCACGGTTTGATGTTGAGATGGAACGAACCTATACGTTTTATCATAGTCGTAAAGAATGGACAGGTATTCCTGTTATGGCAAGTAACATGGACACTACTGGTACATTTGAAATGCATAATGAATTAAGTAAACATGGAATGACAACATGTATTGCTAGACATTATAATAAAGATGGTAAAAAATGGAGACAAGCAGAGCGTAAAGATAAACTCTGTGTAATGTCTGGTATATCGAATAATGAGTTATTGGAATTATCGGGAGTTATAACCACCTTTCCTGATATAGCATTTGTGGGATTAGATGTTGCAAATGGATATACGATTAATTTCATAGATGCAATTAAACATTTAAGAGAAAATCTCCTACCTGCTGCAACCATTATTGCTGGAAATGTTGTAACTGCTGATATGGTAGCTGAATTAATAGTTGCAGGGGTTGATATTGTTAAAGTGGGTATCGGCGGCGGTAGTGTATGTACTACTCGTATTAAAACAGGAATAGGATATCCACAGTTAAGTTCTGTGATTGAATGTGCTGATGCTGCACATGGTTTGGGGGGTCACATAATAGCAGATGGTGGATGTAATTCTAGTGGAGATATTGTTAAAGCCTTTGCTGCTGGTGCAGATTTTGTTATGACCGCTGGTATGCTTGCTGGACATGAAGAATGTGATGGCAAATTGGTTTTTGAAGATGATAACCCAGAACCAATTGGTATGGAATTTTATGGAATGGCTTCCAAGACTGCAATGGATAGACATGGACATTCCAATAGAGAATATCGTGGAGAAGAAGGTAAGACAGTGACCGTACCATATCGCGGTCCAGTTGAAAATACTGTTACAGATATTCTTGGTGGTATTCGATCTGCTTGTACTTATGTTGGTGCGCGAAGGTTAAAGGATTTATCAAAGTGTACCACATTTGTTAGAGTTAATAATACTCATAACAGGATATTTGAATAATGCCTCTCACAAGAAAACGGATCATTCATGATCGTTCTCATAATAAACCATATATGATCCGACATCATTTGATATTTCGAGAGAAATCAGATCACCTAGAACGGAACGTGAACGTACCGTTTAATGCCTATCTGCACAAAATCCTCCTGTCAGATGAGCCCATCCTACACGACCACCCGTGGAATTGGGGAACATTTATCATCAGTGGGGGGTATTACGAACATACACCTGCTGGGACGTTCTGGAGAGGGCCTGGATCGTGGAGAACCCAGAAATCTACCGATATGCACTGGTTGGAACTAAAGGAGAACAGCCCCTGTTGGACCCTCTTTTGGCATGGCCGCAGAACGAGGATTTGGGGGTTTCAGACCGATGATGGGTGGATGGATTATCGAACTTTTTTTGAAAATCGTTTAGAATCAGGGCCTTAGAATTTTTTTCATTTACTGTTTAGAATCAAGCACTTAGATGCTACGATTTTTGGTGCCTTGCCCTTGACAAACCCTGTTTCATATGGTAGAATAAGGTATAGTGAGAAATGAAGAGGTTGTTATGAAGAAACGATATATGGAAAGCACGGAACGGAGTCGTCGGGTTACCCCACGCATGATGGAATATCTCCGTTGTGTTATTGACACGCCTACTGTTGGTGCTTTGGGTAAAGACAATGGTAAAGCACCAGATAATACCATTGGTATCAAGATGAGTGTCACTAGGGAGCGGGTGGCGGACTATCGGCGTGCTTTTGCAAGGTTTACCGAGGAAGAAGTTCTGGAATTGTGTGAAGAAATTATGAAGGAAGCAGCCTAAATTAGCTGTTGACAAACCTTGTTGAGTGTGGTACTATAGGGTATGATGAGAAATGAGAGAGATTGATCATGTTAGTTAAGGTTACAGGTTCCAACAAACTAACTCGTAAGATAGTAAAAACTGCGGCGTGGTGGTATGCTGAGAAGTTGATGGGTAAGAGACTCATCGCTGGTTTGGAGATTAATATTAATCTCAATAAAAATCTGCTTAGTGAGGATGGTAACGAAGGAACTGCGATTTGGGAAGACGACAGCGTTCGACCCAAAGAATTTACTATCACTCTGGATACGAGCTGTACTATTCGTAATATTCTTATCACTCTCGCGCATGAGATGGTTCATGTCAAGCAATGGGCGAGGGGTGAAATGTACGAGTATGTAGAGCGGGATATGGTTCGCTTTAACAAGACCAAGTTCGATATGGCTGATATCAACTATTGGGATTATCCTTGGGAAATTGAAGCTTTTGGTCGTCAATTAGGTTTGTTTGTTCGATTCTGTGAATATCAGGGCATAGCAAATCGTAAAGATATGCAAGAGTCTG